CCACGGTCCATTCACTTGATGTGCGTCCCTGTGCATCATTAATTTTATTTTCTACAACAGGGCTTTGATCTTTCAGATTGAGTTCATTGAAGTCTCCAGATCGTGAGTGAGTAGTTTGTCATTTGCGGTCGTGCTTTAATGCCGCATTTTATGAGCGTTGATACACTCTTTTCCATTACGTATTTCGTTTTCGCTTTGGACATTTGCGGCTGAGTACGGTCTCCGCATTTTTCTGTTCACGCATGGAGTCAGATTTCCTGACTTAATAATTCCATGGTGATCGCGCATCGATTGCGATCTTGGCATCTCTTGATGAATTTGAATTTCTTCTTGAAAGTGACGAGTAGGGGTACGAGCCACTGTACCCAGAACAAACAAGTATAGGCAGTTTGGAGCACTTTACGCTCCACCTATTTGTTATTTGTAAACTAATCCAATTTGGATGCTTCGAGCAGACACCATGCTCGGAGTTTACATATTAATTTAACAACTTCATTCTAGTATACCATCTTGATCAACGTCATGTACTATATGGCTTGTACATGACTACGCATACGGTTGAACGGATAAGTTGTTTGTGCGCACCATATTGTGATTGATTAACTGTATATCAATTTCAATGTGATGCTTTGCTTGTACGCAGTAATGGTTCCTAACCTTATTGTTTGCCAGCAATGTCGTATGTGTGACTTATAGTTTTGTGTGGTAGCGCCCAAATTCAGCATCTTGTTGTTGTTTTGGAGCCTAGTGTATGGGCACTAAGCTCTTGATCATCATGCGATGTCTTGATTCTGGTCGTTATCAGACGCAAGTCATTTATATATATAAAATAAAATAAAAATTAGAGTAGCACACACAGTCAGTCTTTGTCATATTTAAAATAAAATAAACATGAGTCAATGTTTCCATCGTTTGGAAATTCGTTTTCTTATATAATGTCGTGGCATATTGTTGTTAGTCTGTGTGGAGTCTACGAGTGCCTGAAAAGGAGCGGTGGATGAATTAGATTTATCTAAGATCCATGATGCTAATCTTTACTATAAAAGGACAGAAGTGGCGCGAGGGAAATAAATGTCCCGAGTCCCTATATGGGTAGACAAGCGCTTCTGAAGAATTGCTATTGAGCCTGCTCTAGTAATTCGTCTGGGTGATGTTAGGAACGAAAGGAGCCTGTGACCTTAATTTAGTGAGGAGAACCAAGTGGTGAAGCCGTTTCATTTTAGAACTGCGATTGCACTTAAATATTTTCGCCGTTGCTGGGCGTATCCCAGCATAGGTTGGTTCACCCGAATGTGATCCTAGGGGGGGATACCCGAAAGTGTCCTGGTGCCTCTCCCCGCCTGGCGTCTAGGGAGAGGGGGAAATCAGTCCCTTATCTGTGGAGCTTACCAATTACAACCATAAAGAGAGAAACGAATTTCTGTCTACTTGCGACCACTTTGAGTTACAATGTTGACTTCTTGCATCATTCTCGCGTTTTGGTTAGTTTTAACGACACTCCTGATGTTTCGGTGGTATTACATCGTTGCAATATCTGTGTCTTTTCTTTTGGTGGCTGCCCCTGGGGCCACTACTTTTCGACGTATCATGGGAAGCGAAGCTCCTCTTACTGTAAGATTAGTCTTCTTTAAGAACTGGTGTATTGCAACCTATGCTGCTCAACTTCAGCAATTTCCGCTTTATGGGTGGCTTGAGAACTTCTTGGGCCACTATATGTGGTTCATTGCAAGTATTGGCCCCCAACTTGTTGTGTGGCTCTTTAGTCTCTATCTACATATTGATAGAGATTATTTTACCCCCAAGTTGACCCCTCCTTCCCGTGGGTGGGTTCTCCAGACTGGAGATCTGCCCGAACTTAGGAGGCCCAGATCGCGCAAGAATTCTTGGGATAATCTCCCTGAGCATCTTGCACAGGAATTGGACGAAGCATCTAAGAAAGTTTCACCCAAAACCTTGAATCAAATGGTTCGCAAGTGTGTGCGTAAGCATAAACTTAAAGATTATCAGTTTGAGTTTCAAACGGAACCCACAGATTCTGAGCCCACTCCCGAGGAGATTTGGTATAACCAAATGTCTCACGTGGAGAGGAATAGATTGGTTGGTCTTCCTGATGACTTGAGCTCAGATTCAAGCTTTGACCCTACAGATGTGGATGAAATCGATATAAATAATTGGCGGATTCCACAAACCCCTGCTCCTGATTCATTCCAGCGAGCTTCAGTTGACCTGTCGGGGTACTGGTCTGGTTATAACACCTTTATGACAAAAACTGTTTCCTTCATTGGAAGATTCATTTATGGTGTGGATCCAGATTGGCTTGTGAAACTAACTGAGGATTGTTTTATCCTTGCACGGCAACTTATTAAGTCTCGTGATCTAGAAGATCGAGTTTTGGCTGTTACGGTCTTTGCTAAGCTTCAGACTAATCGCTCCCTTACGATGACAGTAGGAGAAGAAATGATCTCATTTCTCAAGGATGTATATCACAACCATGGTGTTTTGACAATACAAACTGAAGATGTTTTCAAACTCTCTCGAAATCTGCTGGATAAGTATGATGAAGCGCGTACCTCTAAGCTATGGCGAAAGACGCATCGATTCCTCATGTATGCAATTTCTTTGTCGCTATTTGAGAAGGCTGGTATTCGTATGGATAAACTAGCCTACTCTAAAATGGAACATGAGGCATTGAAGAAAGATCTTCATATGGGTCCTGATTTCGTATATACCTGTTTGGACACTGTTCTATTCATTTGTGAACGTGGACAACAGATTTATTTGAATTATCAGAAGGACAAGACTGTTGATCTCTCCATTCTTTTCCACTCTGGAGAGGAGTACAATGGATGGTTCCAAAGGGCTTTAGAATTGAAGCGTCAATCTGTATTGATGACTAATCCTGAAGCACATGGACTGAACATTTTTGATTTCACTGCTAATCTATCTTCTTGTATTGAACAGGGAAATGCTATCTTGAAGCATACTAAGGCTACCAAGTCTTTAGATGCTAGATTGTATGGCAAGACCTTGGAAGATTTGAAATTAATTAGTGCTGAATTCATCTCCAAGAGGAGTGCAATGAAGGAGAGAAAAGCACCTTTTTCCTTACTGGTTCATGGACCAACGAGTGTCAACAAGAGTGGTTTTACCAAACTCCTCTACTATCACTATGGGAAGCTATTTGACTTAGACACTAGCTCTGAGTTTAAATATACCAGGAATTCTATTGATGATTTCTGGGTTAATTTTAGCTCCTATCAGTGGTGTGTGCAGCTTGATGATATTGGTTTCTTGCAGCCCACTAAGGCTCCCCAGGGTGATCCCACCTTAATGGAAATGCTTCAAGTAATCAACAATGTTCCTTTTGTTCCAATTCAAGCTGCTCTTGAGGATAAAGGCAGAACACCTCTACTTAGTAGGTTGGTTCTTGCTACTACTAACACTATGCATCTGAACTTGACAGAGTATTTCTCGTGTCCTGCTGCTATTGCTCGCCGAATGCCCTGGGTAATTTCCCTAGAGGTTAAAGATGAGTTTAAGCGCCAGGATGGTAGATTTGACACTGAAATTGCTTGTGATTATACCGAACGACTGGAGAGTGGTCATTATCCCAACTTTTGGAAAATTAAAGTTCTAAAAGTTGAAGTGCAGAAGACTACTAGAAGAGATTTAGCGGTCTACATTCCTACCCATGAGTTCAGTGATATCTATGAATTTATTCAGTGGTACTCTGAGCAAGCAAAGGCTTATGAGCTTACACAGGATTCAGCTATGAAGGCTGATACGAAGATGAATGCAGCTACGTTGTGTAAGCGATGCCGTGATGCTGGAATCTATATTCCATGTTCCGCACGCTCTGATTGTTTGACCCTCATAGCACAGGCTGGTGATTTGTTGGATTTTACGTGCTATCGGCCCGCAGTATACAAAAAATTGTGGGCTGATGCACATGGGTACATCCAGCGTGAAGCTAAAGCTATCGCGGCCGAAAAATGGGAAGAAGAACGACTTCGTTCCACCCCCATGTGGCTAACCCTAATCTTCTGGTGGATGTATACCCATATTTGGGGATTCCATATAGTAATCGATTGCTTACTTGGTAAGGGTTATGCCTATGATAGGCTTAAGGGTTGTATTTGGCATGAAGGTTTTGGACGTCGCTTTATGTGGCGCTTGGGCTCTCATGTTAAACGAACAATTGGGACTCGATCTTTCTTACTTAAAATCGCAGCTGCTATAATGGCTGGTATCGCAATTAAGAAGTGTTATGATTTCTTTAATGCCAACCATGGTACGAAGTTGGAGGTTTCCAAGGAATGCCTCAAAGACATATGTAAGGAAGATGAAACACCTGAAGATATGGAGAAGTTGAACAGACCTGCAATTAGCAAAATTGGTCCTGTGCTCAAATCTCAAGGTGTTACTCAGTCGTTGAATGTGGACACCATTGGTAGAGCTCCAACACCACAAGGAGATGAGAAACCCAACCCATGGTACAAAGAGGATTACGAAACCACATCATTTGAGGTTTCTCCTAAGAGTGTATCGTGGAAGGCACTCTCTCGCCCCAAAGTTGAAGAAGCCCTTCTAAGGAATATTGTGGCCCTAAGTGTTATCTTGCCTCCTGAAATTGATCCAGATCAAAAAGAAAATTACCCTGTTCGCGCATTTTGTCTTGGTGGGCAAACGTATATCACAAATAACCACGCACTGCCTGTTCTTCATAGAGGACACAAAGTTGACAAGTTCACTCTTGTTGTCCGGATGTTAGGTCAGGAGGATGGCGTAACTGGAACTGTGAAATTAACTGTTACCCAGGATATGATTTTGCGCTTTAAAAGTATGGATCTAGCTTGCCTCACTTTGAAAGGTTTACCCCCACGTAAGAAGCGAGTGGAATATTTTCCTAGCTCGTCAATGCGTGGGAGTTACCATGGATTCTATGTTGGAAGGGACAATAGAGGAAGACCCTTTACAATTAATGCTAACAACATCCACTGGGAGTCTGGTCATGTTATTACTGACTTGGCTGGAAAACCTTTGTGTGATGAAATGGGTAGTGTTATCCCTTTTAACTTGTGGATTAGTCAGTGTGAGCGCCCAACTGTCTCCGGAGAATGTGGTTCTATTTTAGTAGCCATGACACCAATGGGACCAGTATTAATGGGCATTCATAATGCTGGCTCGTCTATGTATCCAGAAATGGCTTCTTGCTTGCCAATTTATCGTGAGTTTGCTGAAAAGTTGTTGACCAAGATGGAACCGTTTGTCGTTCAATCTGGGGTCCCAATGTTATCTACCAAGACTATTCAGCATCAGTTGGAATCCTTACACATTAAGAGTCCGTTGCGATGGATTGAAGAGGGTACAGCACTTTGTTATGGATCTCTAAATGTTCACCAGGCCCATATGCATTCTCGCGTTTATGAAACTCTAACCTGTGACGCTATGAAGCGGCGTGGTTATGAGATGAAATGGGCAAAACCCCATATGGATGGTTGGCGCCCTAAGCGAGTTCAACTTATGGAGATGGTGAAACCTGCCTCTAAGATTAATCCATCTCTTCTGGAAAAGGTCAAGAATTCTTTCATTAGGGATATTATCTCTGGCCTAACTCCTGAAGATTTGGAAACGGTCCATGTGTACGATTCCTTTACCGCTATTAATGGAGCTCCTGGAGTGGCTTTTGTGGATGCCATGAAGAGGTCTACCTCTGCTGGCTTCCCATGGAAGACCACTAAAAAGAAGTTCTATGAGATGATTCCTCCAGAGCGTGGTTTGGATCACCCCATCAAGTTCGATGATGAGGTGATGGAAAGAGTTGATGCTTACATCAAAACCTACTTGGAGGGCTATCGTGGCTATCCTGTTAGTGATGCTTGCTTTAAAGATGAGGCCGTTAAACAGGCTAAGCGTGATGCGTATAAAACGAGAATATTTGCAGCACACCCAATGGATCACTCCATTGTGGTACGTATGTACACGCTCGGTTTTACTCGCCTTTTCTATAAGCGACATCTTCTGTTTGAGGCTGCACCTGGCACTCGGGCCAATAAACCCGAGTGGGGTGTTTTGTATGAATACTTGGTTCAACATGGAAAGGATCAAATGGCAGCAGGCGATTATGCCTTCTACGATAAATCCATGTTCTCTCTCATGATCCAAGCTGCTATGGACGTTATTATAGCCGTTTGTGAGCATGCTGGATATAATGAGGATGAATTGCGTATTCTTCATGGCATCAAGGCTGATGCAGCTTTCCCTCTTTACAACTTCTTCGGCGATTTGATTGAATTCTTGGGAACTCTTCCCTCTGGTCATCCTTTAACAGTGGTGCTGAATTCTTTAGCTAACTGTTTATATATGCGATACTGTTATGCTTCTGTGTCTCCTGAGGGTAACGCAGATAACTTTAAGAAGCATGTTGCATTGATGACTTATGGTGATGATAACATCATGGGCATTTCCCCTGATGCACCTTGGTTCAATCATACCACAATTCAGAAAGTTCTTGCTTCCATTGGTATAACTTATACGATGGCTGATAAGGAGCAAGAATCTATACCCTATATTCACATTGACGATTGCACTTTCTTGAAGCGATCATGGCGCTGGGATGAAGATCTGCAGGACTATGTTGGTCCATTACCTGAAGACTCCATTGCGAAATCACTTATGGTAGGGGTTGAAAGCAAATCTGAAACCCGGCAAAATGTCGCAATCCAGAACATCGCTAATGCAACACGTGAATATTTTCTGTTTGGAAGGGAAGTATTTGAAGAGCGGAGCCGGATGCTACAAGATATAGTAGTGGAGTGCAATCTACAACATTATGTGGTGGAGAGTACATTCCCTACGTGGGAACAGCTAGTAGAGGATTTCGAGAGTGAGAGATCCTCTGCTCGCGACAATTGGCGCTAGATTAGCGCACCGGGCCTATGGTAATCCAGGTCCGACATACAAACCAAAAGGAGCCCATGTAGTATAGTTACTGTCGAGCAATTCTTTATCGGCTTTCAGTTGAGGTCGAAGTGTGGATACTACATGTTACCTTGCACGGGCGTCCCCCGAAATCCCTATTTAGGGAAGGGCCTGCTGGGTCCCAAATAGAAAGTCGTGCTCGCATGTGTAGTGGGTCCTACCATGCGTTATAGTTACCGACCACCTTTCTTTCGAATTTTTAAAAATGTTTTCTCTAGTTCTTGTTGTGGCACTACTCAAATCAATATTGAATCTCCTCCTAGTTCTCCTGTATCTATTGCTTCTGCAGTGGAAGAACAGGGTGAAAAGAAGGAACTTCACTTTGTAGCACAGAGTGGTGATCTCGTGAAGGATGATTCTGACGAAGTCCAAATTCAACAGCAAACCGTTGAATTTCTGGATGAGCAGAAGGGCACCATAGCAGGATTCCGTTATGTTGATGGTTTGATGCACTCAGATACAACAACCGACGTTGAATTGAAGAATTTCCTTGAGCGCCCTGTGCGTATTTATACGCACACTTGGGCTGAGACCGACGTGCCAGGCGATCTTGGTACTATTAATCCATGGCAACTTTTCTTTAGTAATTCATACGTTCAAAATAAGATTGCAAATTTCGCGTTCATTCGTTGCAATCTTAAGGTTAAGGTCATGATCAATGCATCACCGTTTTATTATGGGGCTTTATTATGTAGCTATCATCCTTTGCCTAATCTTACGCCAACCACAATTACTAATGGAGCAAACCTGAATTGGTTTGTTCCCTTATCACAAAGACCGCATCTCTGGATCTATCCAGGCAATAGTGAAGGTGGTGAGATGACCCTGCCATTCTTCTATCACAAGAATTGGATATCCGTCCAGACTAACCAGGATTTTGTCGACATGGGATCAATGCGGTTTACTGCGTTTACCCAATTGCAAAATGCAAATGGTGTGACTGGACAAGGGGTTACAATTCAAGTTTATGCTTGGGCTGAAGATGTAGAGTTATCTGGTCCTTCTGTGGGTCTAACTATGCAAACGGGAGATGAATATGGGGATGGTCCCATTTCCAAACCTGCTTCAGCAGTTGCTGAGGCAGCTAGTAGATTATCGGACGTTCCGCTCATAGGCCGCTTTGCCACAGCGACTCAGATTGGTGCTGGTGCATTATCCCGGATGGCAACTCTATTCGGCTACTCAAACCCACCTGTTCTAGATAATACCAAACCCTTTAGATCAAATCCATTCCCACAGATGGCTAATGCATCTGTGTGTTTCCCTGCGGAAAAGTTGGCACTTGATCCAAAGAATGAACTCTCCGTAGATCCGTCTGTTGTTGGTTTACCTTCAGTGGACGAATTGGAGATTTCCCGTTTGGTGCAACGAGAATCCTATATAGATGATACAGCGTGGGCATGTGCTGACAGTGCGGATAAAATTCTATTCTCTGCAAACGTCACACCCATGATGTGGGCAAATGAGACGTTTGGATCCGCTGGCAACTTGGCTTTTGGCACCCCAACCGCCTTTGTTGGAAGAATGTTCAACAATTGGCGTGGGGATATAATATTCCGATTTAAATTTGTTGCCACTCAGTTCCATAAAGGCAGGGTTCGAATTTCTTGGGATCCCCGTGGTACATCTGGATCCAATCTCATTAGCACTGCTGATACAGCAAATATAGTGCAGACTAAGATTGTTGATCTAGGTAAGGATACTGATGTTGAATTTCGCATTCCGTACCATCAAGCCTTCCCATGGCTTCGAATTAATCATGATTTTATCCAACCTTGGAGCACTTCCTCTACCCCTACTTGGTCGGCAGATCCACTTCAACACAATGGTGTGATAACCATTCGTGTTCTTACAGCTCTCACTGCACCAGTTGGGACATCTGTTGTTCCTATTTTGGTGTTTATGAGAGGAGCTAGTAATTTGGAGTATGCTAATCCTGGAATGGGTTATGATTCTGCAAGCCAATTCGTGTGCCAATCAGGAGATGTACTAGCTAGCGTGGGAGGTGACGAATCACAACAACTAACTATGGGAGAATATCATGGAGTGCCTAAAGAGCGATATCTCGTTAATTTTGGCGAGAAAGTAACAACCTTGCGATCTTTGCTATATAGGCACTCTCTAGTAAGAACCGACCAAGTTCCCCCATCTTCTAATGCAAAGCAATCCGTGACATATGATTTTCATAAGTTTCCACTCGCGTGGGGGTACGACCCAAATGGAGTAGATCAGGCTAAAGGTATAATTACCTCTGGCAATAGCTTTCCATTCAACTGGGTTCACCCCAATTTTTTGTCTTGGATTATATCTGCTTTCGTTGGAGTTAGAGGATCAATGGTTTGGTCTGTTAACGTTACTAGCGTCAGCAACACTGGACTTCAAATGATTCGTGTTATGCGTAGACCTGACATTTCAGTGGTGAATCGAACTGTTACGACTCACTCTGATGTATATACCAGTGTCAACCAGACAAACTATATCAAGTCAATCTTTTTGAGGGCTGGTACTGGTGGGTCTGCAATAACTAACCAGGGTACTCAGAATGGGCTGTCTTTCATTTGCCCACAGTACTCAATGTCCAAGTTCGACACTCCTAGTGTTCAATATAGGGCACTAGCATCAACCGCAACCATTGCGGATTTTGATAGTTATCGCTTGGAGCTGAGTATGCAGTCTTCTGGTTCATCTAACCAGAATACAGACACTGAGGTTCATTGGTTCTGCGCTGGAGGTGCTGATTTAACACCATTATTCTTTTTGAATGTTCCTGTGTTGAATGCCTATCCAAGTGCACCTCACACTTAGTACGTTATTTATTGTATAACCTTGCCATAGGTTCTAAAATATAAGGCACTCAGTCCCAGAGTATAATTGGGGCAAAGGGGAGGCCACTACTCCTTCTAATAACGTTAGTTGGCTGCGCCAGATTGTTTGGATGCGCGTAGGAGAGAACAATCAACTCATGGTATGAGTATAAAAATACCCATACGGTAGCCCATCTGAGCAGCACTGAGGAATAGCAGTGTTTAGCGAGGACGAGGGAGGACCGAATGGTGCGTGGACGGTGCGCATCTCGACCAGTGTGTCGCCTAAAATACCGTGGCCTGACCAGGCCAGTCCCACTTCAAAGTGTGCTATCGCCACCGGTGGGGGAAGTACAGACAAGCTCTGTGAACCCTAGCGTATGAACGATTGCTCGTAAAGAGGTTTTTCATTCCGGGGCTGCTGGTCAGCTCTGGAGGAGTTTTTCCTTGTC